ACCCTGAATGTCATATCCCCAGTATGAGACCCAATCCATAAACCCGAACCCGTCTTTGTATATCGGTTTGAAGTCCTTGACCGTCTTAAAGTCGACGATTCTTTTGTCGGGCTGGTACACATCCATTTTGATCTTCCACGGTACACCGAACATTTCTGCTGTCATAATCGTCTGGTGTTCGCCCTCAAGGAACTCCATCATTAACGGCTGAGCCTCAACCGCGTCGATCATATCGTTTGCCCTTGCGAATTTTGCGTAGAGCGTACCGCCTCGGGTATACATCTTGTCTCCGTGAACCTTGATAAATTCGTCAAGTTCCCCAGAAAAGTACGCATCGACATACGAGCCAATCAGGAGCGCGTCGGTTTCTTCTCGTTCATACTGGCCTTCGACTTGTGCGAGACCCGAAGCCTCGCACTTGTCAAAAGCCTTAAAGAGTGAGACTGACCAGTACTGTTGATTAGCGTCCTTATTATGATAGTTAGAACTCGTCAATCTCATCCTCTTCAAACGCCTCCTCATCGTCCTCGGCCCACCACGGTCTGTGCTCGGCCTCTTCTCTTCTGCATATAGTGTTGTATTCGGCATCAGTTATGAGTCCCGCTTTCCATTCAGAATAAGCACTCATTCGGCTACCTCCTCAGGAGAAGTTCAATCAGCTCCTCCTTACTCTTTTCTTCTAATGTTTTGCGCTCTTCTCTGTCCAGCTTCTCGCATACGGCCTCTTCTACAAACTTTTTCTTATTTATGTTTCTTATTTCACAATGACGAATAAGCCTATCGGTGATTGATTTTCTTATCCTTGCAGAATATGTCCCATCATTTGACTTAATGTTTCTGCAAGCGTTCTCGTTCCTTGTTCTTATCTCACTCATTCCGCAGCCTCCTTCCTTGCCTGAGCACATTCCCAGCAAAGACACTCTCCGTATTTTGCCTTGCTCATAGTCACGATCTTGTTGACCGAGAAGTTGCCATGCGCGGTTATTTCCTGTCCGCAGTTGTCACAGAACGCTCTCGTTTCTTTCGGCGGATATGTTCTGATACGAAGCGCATCGGTCGTGCCGCCGAACGCCGTGACTTTAGTCGTGTAGATGCCGATTCTTTTACCGGCCCAGTCCTCGACCTTGCTGGATCCATAAGCCTCCGATATTGCCTTTGAGTTTGTAGCGTTCAGTATCATCGGCTTATAGTCCTCTACGAAGTGAATCGTCAGCTTTCGCTCTGAGCCTCGTTCGTTCTTTACATCGTCCCTTGCTGCATGGTCAATAGTCAGAACGAGATCCTCGCCGTCTGGGACATCCCATGAGCCGAGATAGTTCTTGTCCATGAATTTGCGATAGTCGCCTGTCAGTCTCTCAGCCATTACTCGGACACCTCCTCTTTGCGTACACTGAACTTCGTCTCTTTTGCTCCGAAGTCTATGAGAGTGAGCAGAAGGTTCTGAAGGTCGTCATAGTTGGTGACTTCGTACTTGTTCTTGACCTCGACCGATTTGTATTCGTCTCCGATCTTAACGTAGTCGCTAACAAACTGTGTCACAATGAATCTGTACTCCATTACCTTGCACCTCCTCTATACTTGCTCAGTGTTGCATCAATAAAGGCTGACCTCAGCTCTTCGATGTAAGCGTCTTTTTCTGCAATAGTGATGTCTTTACGCTCGAGCATCATCATCGCGTCTTTGAGCTTGTTCGTTGAAGTCTCGAGCTGTTTCTCGAGAATCTTAATTCTGTCTTTATAGTGAAGCTCCAATGCTCTCGGCATAGCTTCCGGTGTAGTGATATCATGCTTTCCCATTAGTTGACCTCCTCAAGTCTGTACACTCCATACCTGTTGCCGGATGCGGTCTGCACCCAATCGAGCGGAATGATATATCCCTCTTTGCGAAGCTCTTCGATTCGTTTCGGTGCCGACATAATATTCAGCTCCGTGATTGCCTCGCGTACTGTCAGCGATCCGTTCTGCCTCAGATATGACAGGATCTTATCTCTCTGCGTTCTTTTCGGTACCATTGCTCGGCCTCCTTCCGAATACCATAAGTGCGATTCCAATTCCGGCTATTGCCATCGGTACCGCTGCGGATCCACCTACAAACGCTCCCGACAGAAGGAGCAACATCATACCTAATCCATAAAGCATAGTTTCACGTCTCCTTCCTTGATCAGCTGATAGAGTTTGTCGCAAGCCGGTGATGCTTTGAGCGTTCTTCCGAGTTCTGCGTGTTCACAGTCTCCAAACTTGCAACGTCTGTCAGGTGTTCCGTCATCCTTCGTCGGTGTCTTGAAGTAAGGACATTGAGCGCACACAAAGCTAACACCCTCCACAGCGGATGCTTCCGCTACGGTTTCAGGTGTTTCTTCATCGACTATGTATTTAATCTGCGCGTAAAATGGGATTGACTCTGAGAAATGAACAACAGGACTGTTGTCTTTGAGTCTGCGAATCTCTTCGTTCAGCTGCTGATTGAATAACGGAGCCGAGTCTGCGTGGACGATGGCGAATTGTTCATAGCTTGAACGTTTCATTAAAAAAGTCACCTCCTACTTGTACCCCGAGGTGACCATATCAATTTAGATGGTACTTATTTTGGACTGTATGTAGTTAGATATTCCTAATTTTTTTGAAAACGTGCATTTTCCAACGTTTTGTTGAATTATACCGCGCATCATAATTTTCGGAATAGTTGTCACCTCGATTACAATATACACTCCCCGGAATAGTCTGTCAAACACTTTCGAGATTCTTAACAAATATGTATAATGGTCATGGAGGTGACTACAATGAAATGCAAACGATGTGGTAAAGGCGTTGGCTTAACCAGACGCGGGCAAGCAATTGCTGACGGATATTTTTTTTACAAATGTCTCGATGAGCTTGGCTTCGGTAAAGAAAACCGAGGCGTGAAAAGATGGACTTATACCTATGATCAGATTAAGAATGGTAAGGATGCCCTCTTCGCTCCTCGCCCTGCCATGAAGCCTAATTTCGAAGAATATAAAGTTCACGGGATCTCATACGATAACGAAGATGGTCACAGTATACAGAAAATCCTATCCACTTTCGTAAAGGAAGAATATGAGGAAGATAAACTAAGCAGCGCAGAAATAAAGGAAGAACTCGAATACGACGATCGCGTTTATGTGTATCCGACGATGGACATCAATGTAGTCCTGGAGCCGACCGAGTTCGACGGTGAACCGGCTGTGAAAATCATGGGGGAAACATCCCCTCTCGTTTATGCTCATATCGGATGGATCCCGAAGAGAGATGCAGCGCACGTAATAGACATTATTAATAATTACGATTATGCAGTCACAGCTGAACTTGTCGGCGGTCCGTATAAATATCGTGACGATGATGACAAAATCCGTTCCGGCAGCACTGAATTTGGCTGCCGCGTATATCTGACATATTAGCATCGTTTTCGCGAGGTATAATTGCTCAACAGGCTTAAAAAAAATCGCTTAAATCGAAAATAAATCGGTCGTTTTTCGGGACAAAAACGCAAAAGAACCGGAGCATTACTGCCCCGGTTTTCTCTTGCGGTATATTGTAGAAAGGAGGTGAAAAAGCTGTCGCCTACCCCTGAGCGACCTTGATCGGTTACTGCTTTAAAGGTCTATTTATTAATATGTTATTGTTCTGTTGCTACCTCTACCGACTCTCACACATTTGATTGTCCTGTTAGCGTAGTCGATTGTAGTTACATCGAAGCACTGTTCATTCACAGTGCCAACGGCATGATTTGCGACACCACTACCCGAACTTGTTTCTGTAAAGGTCTGCCTTGTATCGCAGTCTGTTAGCACAATAGGTATGCCACCACTTGTAACAAAGTCTGCGTCAATGTGAGTGTGTCCACCGAATATTGCTTCAATGAACTTATCAGAATTGTTAGCGTTAAAAGCATCAAGAATGTCACACACATCGTTCATAAATGCAGTTCTTTCAAGTTCTGATGGTTGCAAGCCTATATGCCAAGTAGTTGCAGTCTGATAAATAATGTGCGCAAATACTAAAGCGTGGTATCCGCTTGGCATCGAAGCAAGAGTATTTGACAACCAAGTGCTTTGCGTTGAGTCAAGTGGCGTACTTTCTTCTCCCGTATCCAAGCAGATATACCTTGTTTTTGCCGTAGGATTATCGAAGTAGAAATAGCACGGATTACCATAATCCATTATAAAGTCGGATTCTTTCTGCATAAGCGCATAAGCGTTTGCTTTTGTAAAATAGTCGCTTGAAGAATCTGCTCCTATTTTGTTTGTATCGTGATTTCCTAAAAGCGAATAAAATCTTCCAATGCTTTTGAACGAGTTGACACAATCGCTCATAAGCTTTATCATTGGTGCTTTTGCACCACCGCCTATCAAATCTCCACCACATATAATTTTGTCTACATTAGTGGCATCCATAATCTGTTTCGCTAATATAGGCGAGTGCTTCTGATTGCTTTGCC